CGCAGTCGGGTGCGATCACCCCCGTCGTGTCAATCACCAACGGCTGCTTCGAGTTCGAGGTACTGGTCACCTGTTCCGCACTTGGCTCGGGTGCTAACTCGAAGCTGAACGCGGTCGGTCACATCTTCTGGGGGCCTGGCAACAACGCCGCCGCCCCCACGTTCGCCTCCAACGGCGCGACCAGCGCGGCCGGTGTCACGATGATCGGTGCCCCGCAGACCGGTGTCACGATCACCAACACCAACGCCTACTACATCGACGTGTACGCCTGGTGGAGCGCCACGACCAACTCACCGTCGCTGACGATGAGCAACTTCCTGATCTTCGGCCTGAACTGACCGCCCGGAGGAGACACCTCTCTCATCTCGGAGGGTTAACGCGACGGTGAGGTGACCGGGATGGTGTACGCGGTCACCTCAGGTGGCGGTGGGCCATGGCCGTAGCGTTCGATTCGGTAGGACCATCCTCCGCTGGGTCGGGCGGCGCTAGCCCCCGGTCGTACACGCATACCACTGTCGCGGGCGGAACGACGGTCGTGGTCGGCGCGAGCCTCGACGGGGTAGCTGTCGGCGTTACGGCCACCTGCACAATCGGCGGCGTCTCAGCAACCTCGCTCGGGCAGGTCGCCTCCGGGGTCGGCGGTACCACCGGCATCGTCCAGGCGTGGTACCGGACGGGGGTCGCGGCCGGGGCGAATACCATCGTCGTCACCTGCGCCACTGCCGCTGACGTTGAGTGCGGGTCGATGGCGTACAGCGGCGCTGGCGTGCCCGGCGCCCCGTTCACCGCCCAAAGTTCCGGCACCAGCGGTACTGCCAGCGTTGCGGTCACATCGAACACCAGCGGGAACATGATCGCCGGGTTCGTGGCATGCGGCGATGCCGTCAACTCCACGACCAACACCAGCCGGTGGATCAACAACTTCGAGGGCAGCGCTGGGCAGGCGACCGGCAACGCGGCCGGGGCGGACGCACCGGCGACTGGCTCCACGGTCACCATGTCGTGGGGCATTAACGTCACCGTGTGGGCTGTCATCGCGGTCGAGGTGCTGCCTTCGCCAGTACCGCCGGGTACCTACGCGAGGCCTGGCCGCACGTGGCTGCACTACTTCCGCTGCCCGCAGTTCTTTAACCAGCAGCCACCTGGCCCAGTGGCGGCCCAGGCCAACCCGGCCACCGCTACGGCGTCCGGGGCGGCGCTCAACGCTACGGTCGTTACGGTCAGCGCGGCGGCTGCGCCGCAGTTCAATCCCGGTAAGACGTGGCGCAAGCATTTCCAGTGGCCGCAGCAGCAGCAGCTATCCGGCCCGCCCCCACTCGCGTGGGCCACCGCTGGGCTCGCTACCGCGACCGGCACCGCGAATGGCCTGAAACCGTATCCCGCCGGGCTCGGCGGCACCGGATATAATTCATGGTTCACTAACCAGTTCGGCGCTCCGCGCCTGATGGTGATCGAGCAGGCGTGGTCGCTGCCATACAACGCGGGCCGGTGGAATTCCGGCAACTGGCAGGGCGACATGGACGCCTACTTCGCCGCCCGGGCCGTGCAGGGATACACCGCGTGGTACGGCGTCGCGTGGGGGCAGCAGCATCAGGAACCCACGTCGCTGACTTTCGGCCGCACATGGGACGGCGTCTACCCGCTGAACATCAACGGCACCCCCGGCGGCATCGTCACCGGAGCCGAGACGGTCACGCTCAACAACACGTTCTGGCAGCGGATCGACTACCTGTTCGCCTCCGCCCGTGCGCAGGGTATCGCCTGTTTCCTCAACATGGGCCTGTCGTATGACCACAGCGACACCAATGGCATCTGGTCGCACGCCACCAACGCGCAGGCGACAGCGTTCGGCGCTGCGCTCACAGCCCGGTACCCGCAGGCCACCTACCCGCATGTGTTCTGGTTCTTCGGCGACGACGACGACGGCCCCAACGACTCGTTTTATGCCGCGCAGCTGTCCGGGATGCAGGGTGCCGGTGACACGCGGGCGCTGGTCTCGATCGAGCAGTTCACCAACACGAACTGCCACATTGAATTCGACAACAAAACCTCGTTCTCCGGGTCGTTCGGCGCACCGAACGCGACCTACAACTGGATCTACTCCTACGACGCGCCGTATTTCGGCGGCGAAGATTCGTACTCCGAAGGTGGCACGTTCACCCACATCCCGGCCGTGTACGGCGACGGGGTGTATTACGGCGACACCGGCGCCGGCACCATCCCTAACCGGGCGATCAGGAACTTCGCCTGGTGGGCGCTGGCCAGCGGTTCGCGTGGTTTCGCGGCCACGTCCGGCCCGTCCGACATTGGCACCGGCCCGACCCAGCTGTGGCAGTGGCCATCCGACGCGATCACAAGGCTGACCACCGACCCTAACGGCACGTTCACCACGTCCACGGTGGGGACTATCGCGTCGTTCTTCAGTGGCCTGACCGACTGGTGGAAGCTGATCCCCGACACGGGGAACGTGTTCATCACCGCAGGCCGGGGCACGCGGGGAACGTGCGACGCGCCGGGCGGCACGTTCAACTTCCGCAACAGCAGCACGTATGTCGCCGGGTCGGTCACCCCGGCGGGGACGCTCGCGGTCATTTACTGCAAAGCCGCTATGTCGATCACGATCGACCAGACGAAACTGGGTGCCGGGTACACCGCGACGTGGGTGGACCCGCTGTCCCTGGCCACGCAGGCGGCCACCCCGGCCGCCACGTACAACAGCACCCCGCTGGGGAACAACTCGGCCGGTGACCCCGACTGGGTGCTGGTATTGCAGGGGCCACCCGTCACCCCGGCGGCATCCGCAGGCTATGCGCTGCCGGGCTTGACATGGCGCAAGCATTTCCAGCATCCCCAGCAGTTCGTCCCGCCGGCACCAGCTGGCGCGGCAGCCACCAACGCGAACGCCGGCCTCGCATCAGGCACCGCTACTGCCCTCGGCCAGGATAACGACGCTACCTTCGACATCCTGATCTCGCCGAACGCTGGCGCAGCGGTGGCGACTGGCGCCAGCCTCGGGCAGGACGCCGGGGCAAACATCGCCGCCATCTCGCCTAATGCGGCAACCGGTGCCGGTACTGGCACCGCCCGTGGCTTCGACACCGGGGACGCGCTACCTGGCGTGTCGTACCCGCCACAGCGGGCGCAGCCCAGCCCAGTCTGGCTGAAGTTCTTCCACCACGAGCAGCAGCCGGTACCGCCGGCACCATTTAACGTCTACCCGGCCCCGGCGCTTGCGACCGCGACCGCTCTCGGCCAGGACACCGGGGCAAGCATCGCCTCGGTGGCACCTAATGCAGCTGTCGCGCCTGCCACGGGTACCTCGCTCGGCAACGACACCGGGGCCAACGAGCCTGCGGTCACCGTCAATGCGGGTCTGGCAGCGGGCGTCGCCACCGCCCTGGACGCCACCACCTCCGTGCCTGGGCCAGCCCAGACACCGGCCTACCCGGGCGCGGTGTGGCGGCACTACTTCCAGCATCCACAGCAGGCGCTCCCGCCGGTTCCGGCGCCGATGGTCACCGCGAACGCTGGCCTCGCGTCCGCTACCGGTACCGCGCTCGGGCAGGACGCGGGCGCGAACATTGCCTTCGTCTCGCCGAACGCTGCGGTTGCCGCCGCCACTGGCGCCGCACAAAGCCCGAATCCCTCGGTCGCGCCCAATGCGGGCCTGGCGGCGGCAACGGGTGCAGCACAGAACGCTATTGCAAACGTCCAGCCAAATGCGGCCATGGCCCCCGCGACCGGTACCTCGCTGGGCAACGACACTGGGGCTAATGAGCCGGCGGTCACGGTCAACGCCCAGACCGCTGCCGCCGTGGCGTCGGCGCTCGATGCGACCACCACGATCCCGGCGCCACCGCCGGCGGTCGCCGCCCCCGGCCGTATCTGGAAGCATTTCTTCCAGCACCCGCAGCAGCCTGTCCCACCAGCTCCGGTCATAGCCACCTTCGTCAACGCCAATGCTGGGCTCGCCTCCGCCACAGCGACGGCACTCGGGCAGGACACCGGGGCGAACATCGCGTTCGTCTCCCCGAACGGGGGCAATGCACCGGCTATCGGCACGGCTCCCGGCTTTGACAATGGGATAGACAGCGCTTTCGTCTCCCCGAACGCCGGACTCGCCAGCGGGTCCGGCGCGGCGCTCGGGCCTAACCCGCAAGTCACCGTCAACGCGGGACTCGCCGCCGGCACTGGCACGGCCCAGAATGTGACACCCTCGTCCGCGTCGGCCGCCGCTGCCACGCCGGCGCTGCCCGGCGGGACGTGGCGCAAGCATTTCCAGCACCCGCAGCAGTGGCGCCCATTCGTGCCGCAGCCGCCGCCGGCGCTGGTCCCGGCGACCGGCACGTCGTCTGTGTCTGACGTGAATACGGGGGTCGCCAGCGTCTCCGACCCGCGTAGTGGCCTGGCCACTGTCGGCGAGGGTGCCGGCGGCCTCGCCTCGGTAGGATAAGCCTCAGGCAGGCCGCGCTGACCCGAGGCGGCAGCCGCATGGGCGCAACCGTGTTCTTCCAGAACCAGGCCGGGAACGACACCGCCACCCTGCAGATGATCTTCCAGGTCAGTAGCGTCAACGCCGACCCCACTGCCGTCTCCTGCGTGATCACCGACCCGACCGGCGTAGCCACCACCCACACCTTCGCCGGCGCGGCTCCCGCTGACATCAGCAAGCTGTCTACCGGCGTCTACCAGCTGCTGATCGGCTCCACGATCGTCGGCATGTGGTCGTATGTGTGGATCGGCACCGGCACTGCCGCCGAAGTCGATGCGGGCACCTGGACGGTCAACCCGGCTTCCACGATCCACCAGTTCTACACCTCGGTGGAGGAGCTGAAGTCCCGTCTGAACATCACCGACACGGTGAGCGACTTCGAGCTGGAACTGGCCGTGCAGGCGGCGGCGAGGGCAGTCGAGAGCTACTGCGGCAGATTCTTCTACCAAATCGCCGAGACTCGCACCTACGTGCCCTACGACCTGTATGAGCTGCCCGTCGATGATCTCGTTTCGGTCACGTCGATGGCCACCGACCAGGACGGCGACGGCGTGTTCGAGCAGCCGTGGGTGGCTGGCACCGACTTCGAGCTTTCCTTCGGGATCTGGGAGTTCAACCAGAACGTCACCGGCGAGGCCCGCCCCTACACCCACATCCGGGCGATCAACGCGGTCGGCGGCGGCAAGTTCTTCCCCTACACGTGGCCGTTCAGCCGGCTCGACCGCATCCAGATCGTTGGCGTGTGGGGCTGGCCAGCGGTGCCGTACCGGGTGAAGCAGGCCGCCCTCCAGATCGCCAGCGAACTGTTCAAGCTGAAAGACTCCCCGTTCGGCCTGGCTGGCACCTCCGAGTTCGGCATGGTCAGGCTGCCCCGGGGCGGCAACCCCTATGTGGCCAGCCTGCTCTGTGACTATGCCAGCCCGATGCGCAAGGTCGGTATGTGACCGCCTGGGCAGACCTGCGGGAGAAGGCGCTCTTCGGCCTCATCGACGGCCTGAACGGGGCGGTCGGCCTCGTCATCGGCCTGCTCCACTCCCACGCGGCGGCGTCGCTGATCTTCGTCGCCCTGCTCGCCCGCGCCGGATCGTCCTCAGTGTCGATGGCAGGCGCCCAGTATGAAGCCGACGACAGCACCCCCGACCAGGCCATCCGGTGGGGACGGGTCGCGGCGATGGGCGTCGGCTACCTGGTGTCGGCGCTCGTGCCCGGCATCGGGTTCGCGTACAGCACGCACCTCGGCGTGATCATTTTCGTCCCGGCCTGCATAATTATCCTGGCTGCCATCACCTGGACACGCGCCCGGAGCACCGGCTGGCTGAAAGCGGCGGTCACCACTGTCGTGATCTTCGCGCTCGCGGTCGGGGCGGGCCTGCTGGCCTCCCTGGTGGCCGGCTGAGAGGAGGCCCGGTTGCACCTGATTCTCAGGATTCTGGGTGTTGATGACCTCTCTGGCCCCTGGTACGGATTCTGGAGCGGGTTCGGCTCCGACCTGACCGAGTTTGCCCTCATCGGTGCCCTGCTCAGCATGGTCCGGGCGCATAATTGTGAAGTGCATGGCTGCTGGCGGGTCGGCCGTCACGTCACCGCCGCTGGGCAGCACGTGTGCCGCCGGCACCACCCGGATGGTCACCTGACCGAGGAGAGCGTCCGCGAGGCTCACCGGTTCTACCTGGGAAAGAGGCCCGGTCGTGGCTGATCTGACTAGTGTCTGTAATGGGCTCGCCACCGCGCTCGGCACAATCCCCGGCCTGCGGGTCAGCTCGGGCTTCACGTCCCAGGTGAACCCGCCGATGGCGGTGGTCATGCCGCAGCCGTCCCAGTCGCTGCGGTTCGACACGATGGGCGGCGGGATCAGCTACCTGCTGCGGGTCGTGCTCCTCGCCCAGTACGCCCAGGACTCCTCGTCGGTGAACCAGCTCAACTCCTACCTGGCGACCACCGGCCAGTTTTCGGTAGCGGCTACGATACTGGCCAACCCCCGGCTCGGCGGTGCGGCAGAATCGGTGAACATGGACTCAGTGAGGGGATACGGGCTGATGGAATGGGCTGGCCAGCAGTACCTCGGTGCCCAGATACTCGTTACGGTGCTGGCGACGTGAAGATCCCCAGGCGGGTGCTTATAGTGCATCCCGGCCCGAACTTCTCCGTTTCCGACGTGTTCACCGGCTGGCAGGAAGCCTTCATCGAGGCAGGCATCGCCTGCCGGGACTACAACCTCGATGACCGGGTCGCCTTCCACGACTCGGCCTACCTGTTCACCGGCAACCACGACAAGGACGGCAACCCCCAGTTCAAGAAAGCCTTCCACGACAAGGCGGCAGTCATCGGGGTGTCCGCGAACGGGATCTACGCCACCTGTTTCCAGTGGTGGCCCGACGTGGTACTCATCGTCAGCGCGTTCTTCATCCCGACCGACTTCATGGATGTGATGCGCTCACGCGGCATCAAGGTCGTGCTCCTGTTCACCGAATCGCCGTATGAGGAGACCCGGCAGCTGGAACGTGCCCGCCACGCTGACCTGGTGCTGCTCAACGACCCGCTGCGGATCTCGATGTATGACGAGGCGGGCATCCCCGCCCTCTACATGCCGCACGCCTACCGCCCCGGCCTGCACTACCCAGGGCCGGGCGAAGACCAGTTCATGACCGACTTCGCCTTCATCGGCACCATGTTCCCCTCCCGGCAGGAGTTCTTCTCCAAGATGGTGGCACTCGGCGCGTTCGACGGGCTTGATTGCACATTTGGTGGAAATTGGAACACGGTGAAAGAGTCCGACCCGCTGATGAAGCTGCTGTCGCATGAGCGGAACGAATGCGTGGACAACGCGCTCACCACCCGGATCTACAAGTCCGCCAAGGTCGGGCTCAACATGTACCGGCGCGAAGACGACGATGACACCCATGAAGGCTGGTCGGCCAGTCCCCGTGAGATCGAGATGGCGGCGTGCGGACTGTTCTTCCTGCGCGAGTCCCGGCCCGAATCGGATGAATTGTTCCCAATGTTGCCTACCTTCGCCAGCCCGGAGGACGCGGCCGAGCAGTTGCGGTGGTGGCTCGACCACGACATCGAGCGGGGGATCGCCGCCATCCAGGCGCGGGCACGGATCAGGGACCGCACCTTCGCCGCCAACCTCAAGAAGCTGCTCCAGGCGCTGGATGAGCTGTAAGCCGAGCCGAGCCCTGCCTTGCCCCGCCATGCCCTGACCCGCCGTGCCTTGCCCTGAGGTAGCCATGCCCAGCCGCGCCATGCCATGCCTTGCCGCACCCGGCCCTGCCATGCCGCGCCTTGAGGTAGCCCAGCCCGGCCCTGCCTGGCCAGGCCCAGCCGTGCCCAGCCATGCCTTGCCGCGCCCCGCCCTGAGGTAGCCCAGCCATGCCCCGCCCTGCCCCGCCATGCCGGGCCATGCCACGCCCAGCCATGCCTCGCCTCGCCTGGCCTTGCCGTGAGGTAGCCCAGCCACGCCCTGCCAAGCCGAGCCAAGCCCGGCCTTGCCACGCCGAGCCCTGCCCGGCCAAGCCCTGTCATGCCCTGAGGTAGCCCTGCCCAGCCCTGCCTTGCCCATCCTCGCCCTGCCATGCCGAGCCTTGAGGTAGCCCTGCCACGCCGAGCCTTGCCATGCCGCGCCCGGCCACGCCCTGCCTCGCCTCGCCCCGAGGTAGCCATGCCTAGCCGCGCCGGGCCATGCCAGGCCTGGCCCCGCCCGGCCCAGCCTTGCCGGGCCTCGCCCTGCCTTGAGGTAGCCCTGCCGCGCCGCGCCTTGCCCGGCCTCGCCTGGCCTGGCCCAGCCATGACTAGTCGTTTTCGAGCTTACGGAGCCGTTCCTTCAGGTCGGCTATCTCCTGCTCTGTGTGCTTCACTCGCGCACGGTCGTCTAGCCGCGCGTGCTTCAGCATGTTGATCTGCTCGTCATGTTCGGCGAGCCGTTCAGCCTGCATCGACAGGATGGCCACAATATTGCTCATCCCACGGCGGACCTCTTGCACAAGCTGGCGCTCGGCGTTCGCCATGGATGAGGTGTCGATGGCCTCCACGACCGCGAGGCCCCGCCTCTCGGCCCGGCGTGCCCGCTTGCCGTAGCGGCGGCCCTTGTCGAGCATCGCCTGGCCCTCGATGAGCTGGTAGCCGGCACCTCGTACCGCCCGCAGGCTGTACGAGTGCTCGCGCTCCAGCAGCCTGGCTCCAGCACCAACCGCCTGGTAGTAGGCGCTGTCCTGCCGGTCGATCTCAACCTCGGCGGATAGTTCGCTGTGCGGGATGACATCCTCGACCTTCAGGGTGCCTTCCTCGATCCGGCGCACCAGGTATTCCATGATCACCTGACCGGCTGAGCGGCCATCGGCCCGCTTCGGGGCGAACTGGGCGTTCAAATCTTCATCACCTCGGCCTCGAACCGGCCCCAGCCGTTGACCCGGTTGTCACCCAGGCCCTCAACCACACCGGAGGTGTGGACGATCTCCTCGAACTCATCGAAGTCGAGGAGGTTGGCCAGCAGCAGCCAGTCCACGGTCAGGCCCCAGGTGGGGAATGCTGGCCGGCATCGGGGGGTGCGCCCGCGCACCGCGACGATCGTCACGTCCTTGTACTTGCCGAGGGCGTATAGCTCATCGGGGGTCTTGCCGTCGTCGGGGAACACCAGGGAGGCGTTCGGCTCAGCCGGGTCGGCGATGTTGAGCGCCCGGACGATGTCCTTGCCTTTGCGCGTGGCCTTCGCGGCTTCCTGGAAGCAGCGGCGGACGTTCATCTTCGGCACCACGATCCGGTCTTCGTGCATGTAGAGGCCGCCCAGGAATTCCAGGCGCTGGATTTCCCGCCGGTCGTCCTCTGTCTTGGTGCGCTTTTTCGTGATCTTGGCGATCTCCCGTGCCCAGTAGTTGTCTGGGTCGGCGAGCTGGACGTTGTGCTGTGCATACTGGGTCTGCCCGATCAGGCGCGTTCGCACCTTGACGGCGGTAGTTCCTGCCATGCGGCCCTCCTAGTTCCATATCCTCGGCGGGAATCCCCAGCGAGGGTGAGCGCAAGACTATGTTTAAATCTGTGCTACAGTCAAATCGCATGGCTCGGCTGGGCGAGGCCAGGCGGGGCTTGGCGCGGCTAGGCTGGGCGGGGCCAGGCATGGCTACCTCAAGGCACGGCGTGGCTTGGCCCGGCGCGGCGAGGCCCGGCGCGGCTCGGCCCGGCGCGGCCCGGCAAGGCATGGCTACCTCAGGGCACGGCGGGGCATGGCCCGGCGTGGCTCGGCATGGCAGGGCCTGGCTCGGCATGGCAGGGCCTGGCTCGGCATGGCAGGGCCTGGCTCGGCATGGCCTGGCATGGCTACCTCAGGGCGGGGCATGGCTGGGCGCGGCGCGGCGGGGCAAGGTCTGGCCAGGCCGGGCACGGCAGGGCTACCTCAGGGCTAAGCGGGGCCAGGCGGGGCGCGGCTAGGCGGGGCGGGGCTCGGCCGGGCGCGGCCAGGCTTGGCGCGGCGCGGCACGGCAGGGCTACCTCAGGGCACGGCTCGGCTCGGCAAGGCCAGGCTGGGCCGGGCGGGGCATGGCTGGGCTACCTCACCTGGCTGGGTTCCCGGTGTTTAGACTGGGAACCCAGCCAGGCTCTGAGCGAGGTGCGCTATGGCTACCATCCCGCGCCGATGGTTTAGCGAAGTAGGGCCAGCCCGCAGCAGGGGCATGACGTTGCTGCCGACCGTGCACCGCAGCAACGACGCGGGCGGGCAGACCTATGGCGCCCACCCAGCCAGGCTCGCTGCAGCGCTGCGGCTGCTGGACACGGTCTGCGGGCCATATACCTCTGTCGCTGACCTCGGCTGCCTGCACGGTGCCTACACGATCGCCTTCACCAAAGCCGGGTACCTCGCCACCGGCATCGACGCGCGGGCGGAGAATATCGCCGTCTGCCGTGAAGTGGCAGCCGGGACGCGCGCCCAGTTCATCTGTGATGATGTGCGGAACATCGAAAACCACGGCCCGTTCAACGCGGTGTTCTGCTGCGGGCTGCTGTATCACATGGAGCAGCCGGTGAAGCTCCTGCACCAGCTCGCGCAGGTCACCAGCGAGCTGCTCATTGTCCAGACCCACTACTCGACAACGGGCGGCAGCCAGAACGAGGGCTACGAGGGCTGCTGGTACATCGAGGGCGACCTTGCCCACCCGTGGTCCGCGTGGGGGAACGAGCAGTCCTTCTGGCTCACGCGCCCGGCGCTGTTCGCCGCGATCCAGGACGCCGGGTTCGGCTTGGTGGCTGAGATCCACGACCACCTCGGGGATGTCAACGGCTCAGCTGGGCGGCTCATGGTGGCCGGGATCAAGCAGTAGGGAAGCCGCGCCGCATCCAGCTGACGAACACCTCCGCCTCCACCCGGCGTCCCCGCCTGGCGTGCTGCAAGAACTCCAGCTGCCCGGACTCCATAGCGCGGTACACGCTGGCACGGGACAGCTGCGAGCCTTCACACACTTCGGCGACCGTCATCCAGTACAGCGACGGTGGCTCCTGGTAGCTGCCCCACGCCTGATCCACACCACTATTTTCGCGCCGTGAGACGCCAGGAGACACCCCGGGCGGGCGCGTTGGGCATAATGGAGCCTGAGGCCGCACCCTCTGTCTGAGCTGAGGAGCGGCTGTGGCGCGTATACATGGGAAATCAGGGTTCGTGTATATGGGCATCGCCTCGGGCGCTGTCGCCAGCCCGATCGCGTTCCTGACCAACTGGAACCTGAACTTCACGGTGGACCAGCCGGAAGTCACGGCGTTCGGCGACGCCAACAAGATCTACGTCTCGGGCCTGCCCGACGCATCCGGCGACTTCACCGGGTTCTTCGATGACGCGAGCCGCCAGATCTACACCGCCGCCCGTGACGGGATCGCCAGGAACTTCTACCTGTACCCCAACACGGTAGCGGACCCCAATATGTATTGGTTCGGCCAAATCCTGCCTGATTTTACAGTAAGTGGCGGAATTGCCGAAGCAATTGGTGTGAAAGCCAATTGGAAGGCCTCAACGGCGGTCATCAAGTATGCGCCTGTTGAAGGGTACGGGTGATCCTGGGGTCTTGACCCCAGTCACAAAGTTCGTATATGCTCGGGGACATGGCCGCTACCCGAGCATGCGAAATACCCGACTGTCCTGGTGTGCACTACGCCAAGGGCCTATGCCGGAACCACTACCGTCGTCAGATGCTGTATGGCGACCCATTGGGCGGAAACCGCACCCCGGAACGCCAGCCCAGTATCTGCACCGTGGAGGGCTGCACTCGCGCCGCCGCCACGCATTCCTACTGCCTGGCGCACTACATGCGCTGGAAGCGGCATGGTGACCCGCTCGGCGGCCGGCCGCGCATGCGCGAGCAACTACCAGAGCACTGTCTGATAGAGGGCTGCCCTAAGCCCCCTGCGGCGCGGGGCTGGTGTTATAGCCACTATGAGCGCTGGCACAGGTGCGGCGATCCCGAGGCTCCCATGCGCCGCGCCGCCAACGGCACTGGCTGGCGTGGCATCGACAGTCGCGGCTACATGGTGGTCAAGCACGGCAGTAAGACTGAGCTTGAGCACCGGCTCGTTATGGAGGAAACACTTGGCCGCAAGCTCCTGCCAGGTGAAGAGGTTCACCACAAGAACACGATCAAGACCGACAACGACCCCTCTAACCTGGAACTATGGAGTGGCAGTCAGCCAAGAGGCGGTCGAGTGGAGGACAAGATCGACTGGGCACTGGAGTTCCTGGGCCTCTACGGCGAGGTGGATTTTAAGCGGCTGCGCTAGTCTGTCCCCAGCCCACATTGGAGGCCGCAATGTCCGTCACCGTCGTTCACGACGCCATCCACGTCAACGTGCCGCACCTGCCGCCGGGGATGGCGGCTGGCTACACGACCGGCTCGACCGACATCCAGTGGACTGCGGCTGACTGGCATGCCCACCCAGGCGCGGTACGGATCGACCAGGACGCGAGCGCCTCCGACCCGCAGGCCGACGTGCTCGACGTGGAGAGCTTCGCGGCCACCAACGCCGAATCGGCTGGCTGGTACCGCCGGGCGCTGGCCAGTTTCAACGCGGGCACGCGGCCGGGGCAGCGTCACCCGGCGATCTACTGCAGCGCGGGCAATGTGACAGCGCTGGTGAACGCGCTGATCGCCGGCGGGGTCCGCTCTGGCCCTAACCTGTGGGTGGCGAAATGGGACTTCAGCTCGGTAGATGACATCGCCGCCATCAATAATGCGTCGGGACCGTTCCCGATCATCGGCGGGCAGTTCTCGGACGGCCAGTTCTACGACAGCAACGTGTTTTCTTCGGCCTGGCTGGCGAATACGTCGATGCCGCCGCTGCCGAAGCCACCGGCTACGCCAGCTCAGGTTGAGGCGAACGGGCGGCAGTCGTGGCGGGAACTCGCCCACGCCCACGGCACGACCGTGGTCCGCTCGCTGGAACTGACGGTGGAGCACCAGCACGGCCAGCTCTCCCAGCCCCGCCAGGCCGCTTACGTGGCGGTGGGGGACTGGAATGCGATCCTGCCTGGCCCGGCCGGGAATGTGCCGGGCGTCAAGATCTGGGTCGGCAACTGACCGAGGACGAACTCCGCGAGCTGGCCGGCTATACCGGCCCGCCTGAGGTAACGTTCGCCGGGCAGCAGTGGAAGGTCCGCTCCGACCCGCTCGCCGCCCTGCTGCGGTATGTGCTCGCGGATATAAAGGCCAAGCCGGAAGAGGACGCGGAAGGCCCGGCCCTGGCTGCCATGCACCGGCTGCTGGAAGACTGCCTGGTGGACTTCCCGGCGTTCAGTGCCGCCGCGTTCACCGCCAAGG